CCCCAGAACAGAGGGGGGGGACCTGGGCCGGTGGAGAAGGCCACCCGGGCTGACGTGGGTGCGTTGATGTCGGAGCATCCGATGGGTGAGGCGTTGGCTGAGATGTCGTTCAACCTGGCGCGTTCGTTGGATGAGGGTGCCGGCCTGGCGGTTGCGGCTGTGAACCGTGAGCTTCGTGCCAACCTGGTCGAACTGGCTGGGATGGGAGTCGATCATGACGACGACCTTGACGATCAGTTGTCCTCCCCGGTTCGCGACGAGACGGAGTCCTGAGAGGGCGACGCTTGGTCCAGCTGTTGGCATTGTTGCGGCACTGTTAGGTAAGCCACTCATGGAGTGGCAGCAGTACGTCCTAGACATCATCCTGGAGATTGACCCGGAGACGGGTGAGTTTGTTTACACGGAGTGGAACCTGACGGTTCCACGGCAGTCGGGTAAGTCGACGTTGGTGTTGGCGAAGTCTGTTCATCGTTGTTCGGCGACGAAGTTCTTCGGTCCGAATCAGCGGATCTCGTACGCCGCCCAGACCAAACTGAAGGCTGTTGCGAAGTTTGAGAATGACTACGCGAACGCTATCCGGCAGTCGGCCCGGTTCGGTAAGGGTGCCCGGCGTGCGGCGATTCGTACCGGCAACCAGAAGGTTGATGTTCGGTTCGCGAACGGTTCGGTGTTCGGTGTTGAGGGTGGCACGGAGAAGTCCGGTCACGGTGACTCGATCGATGAGGGCCTGGTTGATGAGGCCTTCTCTCAACCGGATAACCGGCTTGAGCAGGCGTTCAAACCGGCCATGCTTACTCGGATCAATCGTCAGCTCGGTGTGGTTTCGACCATGGGCTGGTTGGACGCTTCGCCGTACTTCATGGAGAAGGTTCGGATCGGCCGGCAGTTGGTTGCCGATGACGTGCGGGTTGGTGTTGCGTACTTTGAGTGGTCGGCTCCGGATGATGCTGACCCTGCCGATGAGGGTGTGTGGTTGGGGTGTATGCCGGCGTTGCACCGGCCTGATTGTCCGGTTAGGTGCCGCCGGCATACGGTTCGGATTCAGACGATCCGTGACGAGTATGCGGCGGCTGCCCGGTCAGGGAAACTGTCGGACTTCCGTCGAGCGTATTTGAACCAGGCTGTGCTCAAACCCAAAGAGGGCGAAGAGACAGCGTTGGGTAACTGGACTGCCTGCGGGCGTCGTCTCCTGGCCCATGAGTTCCCGAAGGTTGCTGCGTTTGGTTTGGCGGTTGCTGCTGACCGCGAATCGGTTTCGATAGGTGCCGCAGGGTTCATGGATGACGGCCTTCCTCTGGTGGCAATGGTTGCCCAGTACGCCGACACAGACGAAGCGTTCCAGTCGGTGGGTGTGTTGTCCGCGGTGCATGAGTGCCCGGTGGTGATCGACATCGGCGGCCCCTCTGGTGAAGCCGCTGCGTTGGCGGTTGAATCGGCCGGTGGTCGTGTGATCCGGACGAAACTGGCCGACTATGTTGCCGCCTGTGCTGACATCTACGACCGTGTCCACCACGGCCGGCTGATCCACAACGGTGGGTCTGTGCTGGCTGATTCGGTGACGGGTGCCCGGTGGCGTCCGGCCGGTGACGGTCGCCGCGTGTTCGGTCGGAAGGTATCTGAAACGAATGTTGCACCGTTGGAGTCGGTGACTCTTGCGTTGCGTGGGGCGTTGGTGCCGATGGTTGAAGTGTCCGTGTTCAGCTTCGATTCCCTTGATGTTTGTGACCGGTGCGAGGTTCAACCGCATGACGACCCTGACGGGGACCACGACTACCTATGTGCCGATTGCCGCGAGGAGGCTCCTTGATGGACAAGGGTGACGCTTTCTTGATCTGCGGTCTGGCGACATTCATTGCGGCAGGGTTCCTTGCGAATGTTTTGGTCGGCCTCGTGGTGCTGGGTGTTGCGTGCGTGGTCATGTCGTTCACGTTCGCGGACGGTGGGGGCGACTAGTGGCGTACCTGAACCGGGCGGTTCGCAACGCCAAAGCGATGATGCGAGCCCAGGACTGGGGTTCTGAGTCAGTCATTCCACCGAACTCCCAAATCTTCCCGACCACCAAGACAGGGATCGAGCAGGCTGCGTTGGGGATCTCGACAACGTTGGCGTGTGTGAAAGCGTTGTACGACGACGTGTCGACGATGCCGTTCGCTGCCTATACGGGGGACCAGTTTGGGGCTCGTGAACCACTTGCGGTGCAGCCGTTGGTTGTGACTGAGCCGTTCGGTCCTGATCTGGATGTGGCGTCGGGGTTCGGTCAGATGGTGGTGTCGCGTGCGATGCGCGGCAACATCTATGCGTTCGTGACACACCGTGACCCGGTGTCGGCGTTGGCTGACCAGTTCGCGATTCTCCACCCTGACAGTGTGAAACCCTTCAGGAAGAAGGGTGTGAAACGGTTCCGTATCGGGCAAGAGGAATACGGCACGGACGAGATCCTGCACCTGACGGGGTTCATGCTCCCGGGGTCCGTTGAGGGTGTCGACGTGTTGACGGCACAGCGGGTGAATTTCAACCTGGCCCAGTCGGTTGCGTCGTACGCCGAAGGTTTCTTCGGATCGGGCGGTTCGCCGTCTGGTGTGATCTCGGTGCCCGGCGAAGGTAACCGGCGGAAAGCACGTGAAGTGCGTGACGCATGGGAAGCCGGGCACGGTGGTGTGGGTAACGCCCATCGGCCGGCGGTGGTGTTCGGTGGTGCCACGTGGGAACAGTTGTCGGTGACCCCGGAGAACGCACAGTTCCTTGCCACACGGGGGTTCCTCCGGGAAGAGATCTGTGGCCTGTTCTCTGTTCCGTTGCAGAGGATCCAGGCCATTGTGGAGAACGCCTCCCAGGGTGGCGGCAAGGGACTGGATGCGATCGACGCCCAATATGTGAAGCATGGGCTGATGCCGATCCTGACCTGTATCGAAACTGCGTGGAACCAGTTGATTCCCGGTGGGCAACGGTCATGGACCCGGTTCGACATCGACGTGTTCCTCCGGGCCTCCGCTGCTGAACGCGCCTCGATCGGTCAACAGCACCGTGTCGGCGGCATCCGCACCATTGATGAGATCCGTGCCCCCGAAGGGTGGGCACCACTACCGGACGGACTGGGCACTGACCCGTTCACCCCATTGAACTCAAACACCACGTCACCGACAGGCGGCGTGGACAATGCCCCGAACCCGGGAGGAACAGCCTCATGAAACTTCGTAGCGGTGGTCTCAAAGACCTTGAGCAGCGGGTGTTGGACGGTGACGTGCGTGCGATGCGTGCCCTTGTCCGTCAGGCGTCCGGCCCGAACGTCCTGAACATGGGGTTTCAGGATGTTGAGATCCGTGTAGCCCCCACTGGTACTGGTGGTGACCGGTTGCTGTTCACCGGTTACTCATGTGTGACCGAGTCGCCGTACACGATGACTGACTGGTTGGGTGACTACACCGAGATCGTCAGGTCGGGTGCGTTCACGAAGACGTTGTCGGAGTCACCGGATGTGGTGTTCTGTTTGAACCACGATTGGGGCTCGGCGCCGATGGCCCGGACCAAGGCAGGAACCCACCGGCTGAGTGAGGACTCCACTGGGCTCGCGGTTGAGGCCGACCTAGACCCGACACGGGCTGACGTTCACGCACTGCGGTCCTGTATGGACGCCGGTGAACTGGATGCGATGTCGTTTGCGTTCTACGCGGTCCGTCAACTGTGGTCCCCCGACTACGAACAACGCGACCTGATCGAGCTCGACATCAACGGTGGCGATTCGTCGGTGGTGACGCACCCGGCGAACCCGTCCACCACAGGCACCACAGGATTACGTGCTGCCGCTGGCATGGCGATGATGCGGTCTCGGGTGCCGGCGCTGATCAGTGAACGCGCCCGAATCGAACGCACTGGTGATGGGCTCACGGATGTCACTGCGGCGGCGTTGCGTGAAGTGCTGTCGTTCCTCCCTGACTCTGACACTGAAACCCGGTCGGTGCTCGTTGCTGACATTCTCGGTGACAACCCACCGTCTGAACCCGAAGAGGTTCACACAGACTCCGCTGACCTTGTGGTGCAGCGGGAACGGCTACGCCTCATGGCTGTAGCCACCAACTAGCAGCACGCCGAACCCCACGCCGGACCCCAACTGGGGCACCACCTGGGCATTCACCTGCCGCCTACCTGAAACCAAACCAAACAGGAAGGGCAAACTAATGCCTAGCACCCTAGAAACATTGCGTGAACGGCGGACCGCGCTGAACACGGTGATTGATGGGCTCCTCGTTGAGGACATGCCCGAAGAGCGCGAAGCGGCCGAGGCCGCCAACCTCGCGATCCAGGCCCGCATCGAAGAGCGTGTGCAGGTTGACGCCCGCATCGCGATCGAGGAGGCACAGGAGGTTCGTCGTCAGGCGGACGCCGATGTGCAACGCCAGCTCGGCACGGATCGGGCACCGGTCACGATCGGGTCTGAGCCACGCACCTACGGTGAACACACTCGTTCGTCGTACTTCCTCGACCTGGCCCGTGTGCAGTTGCAACGCGGCGACGGCGACGGCGGTGTCGGTGCAGCCCAGGAACGGCTCACCCGCCACGCCTCGGAGTTGGCGGTTGAGTTGCCGGCTCGTGAAGCACGCCGTGATGAGCAGGCACGTCAGGGCACCGACAGGGAACTGCGTCGCGACGGGTACTCCCGTGCTGCACGGGAGAACGCGTTTGAAAAGCGTGTGAACCCGAACCGTACGGACGGTCAGGGCGGCAACTTCGTGCCTCCGCTGTGGTTGGTTGACGAGTTTGTTGACCTCCCCCGGTTCGGTCGTCCGATCGCGAACCTGTGCCGCAACATGGGTCTCCCGTCCGGTACCGACTCGGTGAACCTCCCGAAGGTTGCCACCGGAACCACGGCCGCGGCCCAGACCGCTGATGCGGCGGCGGTGTCGTCTACGGACCTCACCGACACTTCAGTGTCGGCTGGTGTGAAGACCATTGCTGGGCAGCAGGACATTGCGATCCAGTTGCTCGACCAGTCCCCGATCTCGTTTGACGAGGTTGTGTTTGCTGATCTCATGGCGGACTACAACGCGAAACTCGACGTGCAGGTCGTCAGTGGTTCTGGTGCTGCCGGGCAGGTTGCCGGGATCCTGGGCACTTCGGGGATCAACGCGGTGACCTACACCGACGCGTCCCCGACGCTACCCGAACTGTGGGTGCCGCTGTTGCAGGGTGCGTCACAGATCGCGAAGAACCGGAAGCTCCCCGGCACCGCAGCAGCGATGACCCCGTCGATGTGGTACTGGGCGCTGTCACAGTTGGACACCGCCAACCGGCCGCTGATCCTCCCCAACGCCAACGCGTTCAACCCGATGGGTGACAACGCTGGCCTCGAGGCGGACGGCCCGGTGGGGATGCTCACCTTCGGTCTCCCTGCGGTGATCGACGGCAACATTCCGTCGAACCTCGGCGGCGGCACGAACGAGACCCGCATCATCGAGGCTCGTTGGTCTGACCTGTACCTGTGGGAGGGGTCCATGCGGACCCGTGTCCTCTCGGAGGTGTTGTCGAACACGTTGCAGGTTCGGCTCCAGGTGTACAACTACGTGGCGTTCATGGCGAACCGTCGCCCTGAGGCGATCTCGGTTCTGTCCGGCACCGGCTTGATTCCG